GAAATCTTCATAATATCTGCTAAAGCGAAGGATATTGCCCTCTGATAAGGTATCAAAGGTAGCCTTCCTGACTGTGATAATAGGGAAACCATCGAGAATGGGGCATTTGCACCCAAAGGTTCGCCTAAAGTCTGTCCAAATATGGTCGCTTCCTCACTCTTTTTGTCTGCAACGTCCAATAACTGTAGGAAAGCAGGGTCAATCACCTGTTTACTCAACTGTGTGAGCGTTTCCTCCTTCATAAGATGGATAACACCACCAGGAATAGAGTAATCTATCCTCAAATCGGCATCTGGATTGGATGTGTTATGTACAAACAAGGGGTTAGAGCCTACAGAGAACATCAAACTGTTCATCAAAGTAAGGACTAGGTTCTGTCGTTTCCACAATCCACTCTCATTTACCCCATATAAGAAGGGTTGGCGTGTCTGGATGTTTGTTCCTGCGAATGTTTCAGACCCTTCGCACAACTGATCGACAATAGGAATTTCTGAAAGACCGTGTTCTACTGCTAGAACTGGTGTTTGGGCAAACTCTGACAACCATATAAAATGATAAGTTTCGTTCCAATACTCGTTGTACCTTACTTTTTCATAGACTTTCTTGTCTGTAGCCAGTCCATTGGCAACATCATCACCGTGCATTGCCTTGAAGTCGCCCCAAGTAATCAGACTTTCTGAGTAGAAAGCACTCATTCCCATAATATCCGTTTCGGGGTAGCAGTTGGCAGGGTTAAGCGTTTGAAACAAAATAGGAGTTGTCTTGTAAATACGTTCAGCGCGTTTCTTCTGTCCCTCTGTGGTGGCGGAATCTACCAGGTCTTTGACTGAAATAGCCTTAATAACCACCTCTGAATACAATAAAGCGTGTAAGACAGGTTCATACCAGATAGGTTTCTTCGCAACCCTTGAAGAAGCCCACGTAATAGCCTGTGCTATCTTCTCAATAGGGGTGGCGTTCTGTGCGGTTTCGGGAACATTCAATTCTCTGGGTACGCTCCACTTCGGAGTGGTGGCAGTTAGAAGTCTTTGCGCTCCAAGAATTTTATTTCGAGGGCTTGGGTCTAGTGTCTTTTTAATCCAGTCAGCACTTGGAACATCGTCATCCGAAAGAGCGTACATCTTCTCGTACTCTTTGAACTTCGTGTTACGAGTACCGTAGTTCGCCTTCAACTGCGTGGCGTGAGATTGAATATCTTGGAATATTTTAGGGTCGCTAATCGTTTTGCTATCTGCCATTTATGTACCTCATATATTATTAATCCTCATATACGGATTCATTGTTACTGTTCTTGTTATCGGGTTGATGTCTGTCCTCAAACTAGACAGGCTATATTTGGTCGCGTCATACAAATGGTCATCAGTACCCTTGCTTGCCACATCTTCCACATCTCCCTTATCTGGGTCATTCAACATGAGGTATGGGAAGGTTCTGATGAACTCCTTACAGGTATTAAAGACCATGAATCCTGGTCGCCCATCGGGAAGTTTCTCTAAAATTCTATCCATCTTCCTCTTACCAGAAAGTCTATTATTATCCCCTTTAGTGAGATAAACACCTTCTTTCAAATACTCGTCTACAGAACTTGTAACTTCTTCTTTACCCTTAGTATTAGGTGTCCACATACTAGGATCAGCGAAAGAAGCAGCGATATGTTCTTGTGGTGGAGTGGATTCTCTGATGTATTTAGCCTGCCACCTGTCCATTAACTTTGTCTTTACAAGTTCTCTGTAAAGGTAAATACGTCCAGAAGCAGGGTCTTTAGCAATCCACACACAAGCGAATGGTGCTGTGTATCCCCAGTCTATTCCTCTGAATTTCATCCAATGTTCAGGTATTTCAAATGGTTCACAGATATGGTCGTCACAAAATTGCGGGAAGGCTTGTCCTGAAAACACATTCCAGTCGCCATCAATCCACGCTTTTTGGATCTGTTCTGGGAGCATCCGTAGACCTTCCCAATAACTCTCGTCAAGATAGGGATTGTCTTTTGGTAAAGATTGAACAAACTCAAATTTGCTTTCAAAGTGTGCCATTTCTGGGGGGAAGTTACGGTCAATCCATAACTGTTTCACCCACGCATACCCACCAGGATTAGCGGTAGCAACGAATTTAGTTTGCTTGAAGTTAGGCCATCGTTTTGAGCCTACTAAAATGTCAAACGTATCCTTCTTTATCTTCTCTATCTGGTCTACGCCGATAGCCGCGAACTCTGCGCCCATGTACTTTTCTGGATTGTCAAGGTTGCGGAGCATGATTGCGCCACCACCGTATTCGGGTCTTACGTAAAACCCTAGTCCCTCTGTCTTGGTAGTCTTTACTTCACCCAACCATTGAGGAAACTCGGTAGAAATCTTGGACACCTGCCTATCTTGTAGAACGGGGTAACTCTCGCAAGCCAACATAACACGGGCGTTCTCATAACCCTGTTTGTACATCTCAATAAGAAACTGTAACAGCCACCATCGGAGTAGATGCGACTTTGAGCCACCCCTAGCTCCCCCATACAATACATACTCACTCCGCGCTATTGCATCAAGAGCGACTTTTTGTTTCGGGGTAGGCACGAACAGTTCACTCCACTTCATTTGTTTTTTCTACTTTTGCCTTATCAAAAATGGTATCCTGTGCGTCAAACTGCAAGATATTTCTATTGGTCTGGTCAACCATCTGTACGGGCGGGCCGTCAATTCTATTCACAATATTCCAGTAGGTTTCAAGGAACTCTTTGGCAGTGAAATTCATTTCAAGACCAGTAGGAAGTCTCATAGTGCCCGTCATCATCACCTGTGCTAGGTACTTCGCCATCTCCACCTTCGGGATTTCAGAGAAACTAGACCCGTCTTTGAGAGTGATAGTAAATTTATTGTTACATATCGCTTCTCTCAAAGCAAAGGTAAAGGATTCTTCTGCTTTAGGGGGTTTCGACAGGGGATTGACTACGGGCGTTCCAGTCGGTCTTCCGCTTTGTCCCTTTTTCCAAGCCATAAGGCTTCTCCGTTTCTTCTATACTTACTTTTAACCACTCGCCCCTCATGTGGGCGTTCAATAATCCCTCTACATGAGGATCACCGTTGAGAGCATCGAACACTATGTAGATAGTTTTATCTCTCACGTCTATTCTGTACTGCACCATCTGACCGATTACATCTTCTTTAGTTGTCGTTCCTTCGATGTGAGCCAGTAACCACTTATCTTGGATGGCAAACTTTGACACTAACGGAACAAGAGACGTATCTGTTTCATTCAAAGCGAAGGTAAAGCGGTGTTTCTTCCACTTCACTAAGAACCTTGGGGGGTTCATCAGGCAGTTAAATTCTAGCATTAATGCTGAATCCAAACCGCTATAGCGCCTATCTTTGCGTCACCAGCTCCGGCAATGGTTAGCGTGAGTGCGCTGTCAACAACCATTCCAAGAGAAGCGCTTGCCACGTATTCTGTGTTGGCTGTGTCCCTGTCTATTCCAGCCCCCAATAAAACATCATCACCGTCAGAATCAGCAAGGGTGATGTCGTAGTTGTCTGTTGGTGCTGTTGCGCCAGGGTCTGTTTTCAAACCGATAATTTTTCCGGTGTATTTATTTACCGTAGTTCCCGTCCACCCGCCACCAGTCGCACTCGTCCACGCCAGCCTTAATTTACGATAACTGCCGTACTGTTCAATCGTTTCTGCTATTGTTCCTGCCTGTGCTGCCATTTATTTTTTTCCTTTCCATAGTGGCATAATGAAATTCTGAAACTTACCATAAGCATCAGAAGCCTTTTGTCCAAATACTTGATTAGTGCCTTGTTGTGTTATCCTTGAACTTGTAGGTTTCCCCATTTTCATAGGATCAACGCCAAACAAACCTTTACCACCCTTGAAGTAGTTGCGGTAGTAGGCTATCTGGGCTTGTAAATCCTCCCAATATTTTTTAAGGTCTTTCGGTGGGTCTTTATAATAGGACATTAATCCTCCTTGTCAAAGTTTGACAACTATTTTTGGAATGATTTTTTACTACCTTTGGGTTTCTTCACGATACCCGTTTTAGGAGCACCCTTCTGTTTCTTTATTCCTGTTTTTGGCATACCTGGCATCTTATTCTCCTTTGTCAAACTTTGACAACCAAAATTCAACCTCTTGCAACGCGCCGTTTACAAGGTCTGTAAGAACATCATAAGCCTGAACAGTCCTTATCATTTTTACTCCAATCCGTGTTGTACACGCAGTTCGTGGTAATCAGCCCATGTCATCTTGAAAGATAAATCCTGCCAGTCAATAGGTTCTGTGATAACAACAGGCTCAAACATTTCAGGTTTCTTGGGCTTCTTTGTGCCGTACACTTTTTCGGGGATTTCTTCAACAGGGATATTTACAACAGCTTTCTTTGGCATTTTAATACTCCTTTATAATATAATATATTATACCAAATCACGAACATTTATTCTATTTGTTGAAATCACTTGACAGATAGTGTATAATGAAAGCAGGACAATCCCTCCTCTCTTGTCCTATGCTCCGGCGGTAATAGTCCGCATCCTACAAGGAGAACAGAAGTGGTGCAAATCCTACCGGAGCAACTAGGGTAACGCGGAAACCTCTTGACAATGTTTTCTCGTGGCGGGGACGGTGAAAGCCGAGATAGCCCTCTAATCCCCGCTTCCAAAGACATCAGGTGTTCCGCTACCGATAAATGCGGGACTGTAATGCTCCGATAGCTAAGTGGTAAAGCCCGTGCATTCTAGGCGGAGAACGAGGCGTTCGATTCCCTCTCGGAGCAACTAGCACAGACATTGACTTAACAACGGAGGGCGATAAGCTCACCAGCGCTGCGATATTACGTACGTGGGATCGTTGGTCAATGATGTGTGAATTAAGTCCTGGTCAACAGAGACAGGCCGTGCGGGTCGCCACCGTGCGTAAGGATGGATCGGGGTATACCGGTCGACAACTACTCCAATGAGACGCCAAGCGCCTTAACGGAGTAGTTTGTTTTGTACATCAAATGATATACATTCGTATCATAGTAAAAACTCACATTATCGCCTATATTATAGGCGAAAACTTCAACATATTCTCCACTAGGTGTGCAGTTAAAAATTTTTATGGTATAATCTACCTATAGACAGAGGAGGATACATGAGAAACGCAACGGCAAGCGCATGGGTTACGGCACCTCGATATATGCACGTTGAAAGTATGCTGCGTAAATATGCACTAGAGGCTGGCTTTGAAATAGAAACACACGTAGACAAGGGGTTGTTTAGAGAAACCATCTTTTTTAAGGCTCGCGGGACAGAGGATCAACTAGAACAATTCAAGTACGATTGGAATAAGTTTATGGAAGAGGACTGATTGTGGACATAGATAAACTAACCCAACAAGTACGAGAACTGTACGGTATTCAAGGGAAGTTTGATAAAACCTTTCCGCCAAAATCTGCATGGCAAGACCCTGGCAACTACGGTCTATATGATATAACTGGTGCACACGCTGGATTTGATAAACTCATGCTCGATCTCTTGAGAGAACTAGGCGCAACAGAAGTGGCAGATATATTCGAGAACGCAGAGAGATGGTACGAATGACACTACAATCTGACATAGAGAACATCGTTGCGAATTACTGTGATGGCACGTGGAACGGACTTGAAAACGCAAACTTCGTTGAGTACGACAGCCACCCACAGGAACTTGCAGACGAGATCACCGCATACATCATAAAACTACTCATAGATAGCGAGTAATGCCGTAATCTTCACGTAAATTTCGCACTAACACCCACTGACTGTCCGATATTGTTTGGCACTCCTACTATCACCACCGCCCCCCCAACAACGGGGTGCGATGGCATATCTTATCTTATTTATTCTTATGATTATTATACTCATGGTTTCGATAACTACACTTATCACAACCATGACTACGAATATGCATAGCACAACATGGCCATGCTGCCCTATACCCTCATGCTATCATACTGACATAGACCGATAACCTTACTAGTATTGAGCATTCGGGTATAGGGTCGGGGGATACCAGGATAATTATTTCTAGACATAATTACCTAATTGTTTCTTCCAATAATACAATGATACAATCCGACACTATTGAGAAAAGTGTCAAATGGTATACTGAACGCTCGTTCACCGCACACACCTCTTTACGCCATTTATACGCAATCTTTACGCCGATTTTACGCGGAATTTACGGCAATACTATTGATTTATGTATACATATGGTTATAATGATTGCATACAAGAGAGGACACAATGACAACTATATGCAAGATCGCAATGATTGAACCTGGCGAAAACGAGTTGAAACACTTTTATGTTATCACCCAGGGCGCGTCATGGGGCGCTAGTGTTACTGATTACATAAAGGGCTATGAGGATCAAAGGGATGTGTTATTCACTGGCAAGGTAAGAGAATGCTTTACGTTCCTGGGTAATCTAGTGCAAGACAATATGACTTTTTATAGTTGGGAGTTTGCATAGTCTTTATACCCTATCTACCTGACTGCAATACCTATACCATGTAAGATTTATTGCAGTCAGTCAATGGGATTATAAAGAGAGGATAAAATGTTAAGCGTAAAAACAACTTGTAAATTATCTAGTCAGCACCTTAAGTATGATGTTGTAAAAATGGATAGCTCCGCGAGAAATGGCGTTATACGTCTCCATGTTTATAATTGTGGACACCGTTGTGATGATTGTTTCACATGGCGCGAAGCTGTAAAAAATGTAACGATTCAATACGAAGAGATTGTGACGGAAGAGGACCAAGAAGATAGTTTAGAAGTTACGCATTTGACAAATTATAACGATTAGCCTCTTATATACGGGTTGCGCATGTTACACGCAAAGAGAGGGTTTACAATGGATAAACAAGAATTAGCAAAGAAAAGCAGGGTTGTAACAACTTGTCATTGTGGCGCGAATATGTTGCCTGCTGGTATTGGCGCATACCCTTATGATTGCACGGCTAAAGATAAACATCCTTTGCACATGGTTTATATCGGATGCACGGCTGGTCATACTTGCTGGTCACACGCTGATGTAGGGTTTACTGATTACGATGATGTTTATGGCATATTTGAGCGCAAACCTGGCGCGGGAAGGCTGGCATAATGCCCGTGATTATCTTATCCCTTATTATGTTTAGTATTATCCTGCTTTACTATGGGATTGTAAATTTGATGATCTATTTGATTGAGAGGATGACAAAATGAATAACTATGAATTGAAACGACAAGAAAAAATAGAACGCCTGGAAGATCGGGCAACGGCAGCGCGTACTGAAAGCAACGCCGCTTATGAACGCGCTCATTCTATGGCTGATGTTATTCCTTTCGGGCAACCAATACTTGTTGGCCATCATTCCGAAAAATCAGATCGAAGTTATCGCGGGCGCATTGATAACCAGTATAAAAAATCTTTTGAGTTGTCTAATAAAGCCGATTACCTGGAAGCGCGCGCCGAAGCCATGAAGAAAAATAAAGCCATATTTTCAGATGATCCAGACGCCGCCGAAAAATTAGCCGATAAAATCGCACGACTGGAAGCGCGGCAAGATCTTATGGTCAAGGTAAATAAACTTGTTAGAAAGAATGACCGCGAAGCATTAGTAGACCTGGGTTACAGCGAAACCGCTATTAATAATCTGTTTACGCCTGATTTTTGCGGGCGTGTGGGTTATCCTGATTATTCTATCAAGAATAACGGCGCCAATATTCGCCGCTTAAAGTCAAGGGTTGAGACAATCGAGATCAAACAATCACAAAACTCAAGTGAGAAGGTAATAAGCGGTGTTAGGGTTTTTGATAATGTGGACGACAACCGACTACAGTTATTTTTCCCTGGCAAACCTTCCGAGCAAGTGAGACAATCCCTAAAATCGCGTGGGTTCAGATGGTCGCCCACTAATGGGTGTTGGCAAGCCTTCCGCGGCAATCGGGCAACTTATAACGCCGAGCAAATATTAAGCGCATTACAGTAACCTGTCAATCTTTGACACCCCGCGCTTATCCGGTTTATAGGTAAGTAGAGAGGATTTACACAATGAAACTGTTTTATACCATGTACGGGATAGGATGCTCCAAGTATTCAATATTCTTTCACGATGGAATCAAGAAACACCCAGACGGCAGCGACTTCTATGATATAGAATTGTTCAAGAATAAAAAGAAACAGAAAGTATTTATTGCCGATCTAAAATCACAGGGTTATACAGAAAGGTAGAATACAATGAGAAAGATTGAACGATTACGCATTGAAGCATTAGCATCTTGTAACGCACGGGGTCACATTATGAGCAGGTTTGAATCATGGGACGATGGTTCTAAAGTATCACAGTGTAGGTTCTGCAAGTGTGCTGTTTGGATTGACCCATCACCCCTGCCAAATGAAACTGAAATAATGGGCAAGGCCGTTGCCGTAGATTGTGAGTACAAATGAAAACCTGGCGCTTGTATGTGCACAAACCACTAAAGGATTATCCATCTCGTGTCTATTTATGGGTTGATCCATCCGGTATTGTAAGACACTGTAGGAGTATTACGTCACTTGGATTCTCGCCTATCGAATTTAATCCCTCGCCCGTTGGTTTGGCACTAACTGATATACAATGTGGATACCATAAGGTAAACACGAAACTATCACAAGAACAATTATCTATGGGGTGGTTATGAAACCTAAAGGCGGGGCGCGTCCTGGTGCTGGCCGTAAGAAAACCAACCATCATGGCAAAGGGGTATTAATCTATCTCTACCCTGAACATATCAAGTTTCTACATGAGCTGAACGGCAGCGACCTTATACGGCAGTTACTAGACGTGGAGATGAAACAGTTTTCAGGGGAAATTAGAAACGCGGAGTTAGAACGCATCCGTAATAACACATGGAGAATCGGAGGAACATGGTAATCATAATTCTGTTTATACTGTTGTGCCTGGGTAGTTATTTGGATTTGTAATTGTCAAACTTTGCCACTTGTAATTGGATTGCAAAAGTCGTATGATAGTATGTAGAGAGGAGTAAACGAAATGACAAAAGTAAGGATTACCGAAATTGACGATAAAGACGGTTACCGTTCCGAAGGTGACAGGAAGGCACTTGTGGGACAGATTGGTTATTTTGAGGAGGAACATAATGCGAACGGTTGGGTTAGCGGTT